ACCTTGAATCGCATATCAAGGCAAAGATGCGGTACAACGAGTCAAGGCCACACAAGCATGGAAAGGAGTATTGATATGAAGCATGAAATTGGTGAACAGTGGGTAGAAGTGATTGACGGGCAGGAGCACATGGTGAAGGCTATCGAGCCGACAGACCTGTGCCAAGGCTGCCTATACAACGGCAATGGTGGCGGGTGTTGGAGAAGCGGCTTTGATGACGATTGCGAGATGGGAAGTAGGTTCATCATCAAAGACCTCGGCATCCTCAACAACTTCGGCATGCTGCCCTGCCCGTTCTGTGGAGAGTATCCAGGAAAACGTGTCGGGAATGATAACTGGAAATGTGGATGTAAGACTGGTGCTATTGCCACATGGCAAGAGGCCATCGATACATGGAACAGGAGGGCGTGATGATTGACCAAGATGCAAGAGCGAAGATTATTTCCGAGCTTATGGAGTTGCAAGACCGCACTGGTGATATAGAATGTGCCCACGCTTATGCCGACAATATTCTTTGTGAGCTTCTTAAAAAGCTTGGATTTGCGGATGTAGTTGACGCCTGGGAAGCAGTTCCTAAGTGGTACGCATAAAGGAGGGCGTGATAGAAAAGACTGACTTGATGAAAGAGTTGGGAGGAATAGTAACATGGGAGCATATAATCCGTATCAAACATTGGCAATCGCTGTACTGGAGATGGCAAGGAGCGACTGGAAATTCCACGAGGACAACAAGGAGGTAGAAGCCTTTCTGCAAGGAGATCTTTTCAACTTATATCTGAATGTGGCAAACGTCGACAGGGGTTCGTATCTCGAGGGAGTGAGGAGCCAGCGACTTAGGTGGAGAAGGCCCAAGAAAGCGGGTGTGGTATGAGGCATAAGAGGCCAAGGCGGAAGCGTGTGGGAACCCCAGTGGTTGCCTACACGCCGACATCGGTTAAGCGGTATATATCGAAGGTTGAGTGTGCGAGAGCCTACGGTATATCAAGGCATCGGCTGGACAGTCTGCTAAGAACCGGGGAGCCTTTGGACGACGGGGTGACAGCGTTTGACGAGCCGATTTACTAACTGCCTGCCGAAGACACCACATTGTAGGTAAAATATGAGAGAATATGGATATGATATGGGATAAGCGAGAAGATGAGTCTGCTAAAGCGTACGAGTGGTTCTGCCGTTATAGGGATATGGGACCGGACAGATCGCATGAAAAGTTGAATCAAAAGTATAGCGAAGGTGTGTCAAAAAGATCAATGACTCTTAGGTGGTCTAGCAAGTACGACTGGGTCGAAAGGGCTGAGGCTTATGATGCATATCTTGATGCCATCAAGAGGGCCGCCAACGAGGATCGAGTCAGAAAGACTGCCGAGGAGCATATAGATGTCGCTGATAAGATCTTGGAGCTCGCTCTCTGCAAGCTGGCTCTTCTTGAAGGCATGGAGGTCAAGCCCAATGAGGTGAAGGGGTTGATAGAGCTTTCAGTGAAGATGAAAAGGGATGCCCTAGGGATAGCGGAGAAGCACGAGGTGAACGGGGAGATCCATGTTGACCATGAGATCGGCAGGAAGCTGAGCGACGACCTGCTTGAGCGATCACGTAGGCTCTTGGGGTTGGACGATGACGCGTGACCGATACGTAACCGAGTGCGACAGGATCATTGCTGAACTCAGGGAAAACGAGAACCCCGACGCATTGAGGGAGTGGATGCGGCTCATGGTGAGGAGCGACATCTTCTTCCTTGGTGTATATGTCTGCGAGCGTGAAGACCTGAATCGTGACTGGCTCTTTGAGCGCTGCAAGGAGGTGCAGGACAACCCCGACGGCTATATCGACATATGGGCCAGAGAGCACTACAAAGAAAATCCTATAGATACACCAATATTTACACCTGATGGTTGGCGACTGTTTGGAGATTTAGAAGTAGGAGATTATGTATATTCACCTAATGGTAATCATGTAAAAGTGTTGGCCAGAACAGGCATTCAATCAGATCCAGTTCAATACGAAGTGCAATTTGAAACTTTTCAGGGAGATGTGATTGAAACTATCCAGGCTGGGTCTCAACACTTATGGGATGTTATATCGTGTAAAAGGACTGTTGATAAAGACTACTGGGAAGAAGAACGCCTAAACACTCAACAGATGTATGACTACACCAGTAAACAGAAAAAACTAAAGCGCAAGAGGTGGATAAGGGTTCCTTATGCTAGTGCATTAAAGATGAAAGAAAAGGATTTGCCAATAGATCCTTACACTCTTGGGGTTTGGCTGGGAGATGGTTCTTGTGGAAGTTCAGCTATTACCAATGGCAACAATGAGATTATTTCACGTCTAGAAGGCAAGATCACAACAATTAGGAAGGTTGGCAAGACTAAAGTTTTTGCTATTCATGGCTTGATAGGAAAGCTAAAAGAATTGGGGCTAGGCGATGTTCGTAGTGAAACAAAGTTTATTCCTAGTATCTACTTAGAAGGTTCCATAGAGCAAAGGTTAGAGCTACTGAGGGGCTTAATGGACACTGATGGCGGATTGGATACTAAAGGAAGAGCAAGATTTAACACTACCTCTAAAGAAATGGCAAAAAATGTTATGTGGCTTGTTCGTTCTTTAGGAGAGGTGCCTCACTTATATGAGGGGACTAGGCAATATGTGGTTACTTTTTCTGCAAAGAGAGTTGATTGCTTCACAATAAGTCATCACAAAAAGAGGGTTAAGGATAAAGCGTTAGATTACAATTATTGGTACATAAAAGATGTTAGGCGAGTTGAATCTAAGCCTTCCAGGTGCATTCAGGTGGAGGGTGGCAGGTACTTGATTGGCGAACACTTAATCCCGACCCACAACTCGACCATCATCACATGGCTCAAGACCATGCAGGACATCCTGATCAACCCGGAAGAGAGAATCTGTATATACAGCTTCAACCAGACGCTTGCCAAGAGTTTCGTGAACCAGGTGAAGACCGAGTTTGAGACAAACTGGAGACTGAAATGGTTGTTCCCTGAGATCCTTTGGGAAGACCCACTGAAGGGTACGTACCTTGATGAGAATGGCGTAAGGCAAAGGATTCCTTGGACTACGGACTCCATCCGTGTGAAGAGGAAAAGCAGGGCGAAGGAAGATACTCTCACAGCCTCCGGGCTTGTCACAGGTCAGAAAACTGGCGGGCACTACACGATATTGATATACGATGACGTAGTCACGCTGGACAGCGTCACGTCGGCAGAGATGATCGACCGCACCACCAAGGCTTACGAGATGAGCCTGAACACGGGATCCAGCGCTGGGGGGACGCCTACGAAGGTGAGGATCATCGGCACACGCTATCATTATGCCGACACCTACTCTGAGATCCTAAAGAGAAAGTCTGCCAAAGCCAGGATATACCCCTGCGTAGATGAAAGGGGAGACCCCGTCCTCCTCACCAAGGAGATCTTGGCGGACAAGAAGAAGGACCTGGGTTCTTGGGTATTCGCAAGCCAGATGATGTGCGACCCAAGGCAAGCCGGCAGCATGGGCTTCAAGCGGGAGTGGATCAAGCCTTGGACTCCCACAATCTGGGAGAACCTAAACCGAGTGATCGTGGTAGATCCCGCCGACAAGATCAAGCGCAAGTCTGACTATACGGTCATGTGGGTGATTGGATTGGGGGCTGACAGGAACTACTATGTTATCGATTTGATCCGCGACAAACTGTCCCTTACGGGAAGGACGAATGCCCTCTTTGCACTGCACCAGAAGTACCGCCCCAATCTGGGGGTGCATTACGAGTCCGTTGGGATGCAAGCCGACACGCAGCACATCGAGGAGCAGATGGAACTCAGGAACTACCGCTTCCCACTATATCCGGTGAAGGCAACCGTAGCGAAGGGCTTACGGATTGAGGCACTGGAACCATTGTTCCGCAATCACAGGGTCTATATGCCCGAGGCGATATGGTGGAAGAACTGGGAAGGGGAGACCGTCAACCTGATGGAGCAGTTCATCTTGGAGGAGTTTCTCGCGTATCCTTTCTGCAGCCATGATGACATGCTTGACGGTCTGAGCAAGATCGTGGACGAGCAGGTCGTGCCTTTCCTGTACTTCCCCGACCCCATCACCGCTGAGGATTTGCTCAAGCAAAGGTTAGGGATCCCGACCGACTATGAGGAGCCGTACGAGCCGTTCTAGGTTGTCAAAAAAACTCCCCCACAATAAGGGGGGAGCATGGGGGAAAGTATATGATTTATCTCGCCACTGCGAGAATATCAAACACCTTGCCATCTTCGGTGTAGAAATCATTATTGTACCAGTAGCCAGTAACACCGTAGATAGTGCGCAACCTGCGCTCAAAGCTCTTCCATGAGCAGTAAGCCAGAACAAATCCGCGGTTGTGTTCCTGTCCATCAAGTGTCCAATCGCATGATGCAACATTGTGGTTGAAGTGGTCGCTGAGGCGGTAGACACCTTTGTTCGTGTACTTGTAGGCGGAGAATGAATCAGAAACAAAATCGGCTTCAGCGATAAATTGATTTCTGTACTGGAGGCTTACGTTTCTCTTGAATTTCCAGTCTGCCTTGGTTGCTTTGAAGAAGTCGTCCTTGTTCATATTATCCTCCTATTCTCTTTATACTTTATTTTACACCCTATAATATAACCTGTCAACTACTTTTTACATACAAATGCGAATGTTTTACCTGGTTAATCCCCAGATGTCGGTTATCTGTCCCGCAGCGACACCACTTATCTTGCAAAATATGCTCTAATAGAGTTGTGGACAAGAATAAGAAGCATCTGAACGAGTTGAAGGAGTCTCTTCTTGAAACGCTTTCCGAAATGGAGGACATCCGTCGTCCCACGGAAGCGGTGCGATGGGAGGCGTGTGCTTACGTTAAGCATCGCTCCAAAGGCTTCAACCTCGGGCAAAGCAAGATCAAGGATATCAAGAACCATACCATCCACGCGGTGAGAGCGACCAGCATAACCGTGGAAGGGATAATGGGATATCTTCTCAGCCAGAATGTGCGGTGGTTCAATTTCACCACACAAGGCAAGGGATTTGAGCGTGCCGACCAGATCTATGGGGCGAAGGACTATCTTGAGCAGGTGGTCACGGCAATCCTGGATATGTTCGCACAGACGAATTTCTACTCAACAACTGGCTTGGCGATCCGAGATGTGTTCGTACAGGGTACGAGCGCCGAGTTCATCATCAACGATGAGAAGCACAATAAGGTCTACTACGACACGATCGATCCTCAGGAGTTCTATATCGCTGAGGATGAGACGCGGAAGGTGGATACGTTTTTCCGCGTGTACGAGATCCCCATCAGAAAGGCTTATAAGCGTTGGGGGGACAAGCTACCTAACGAGGTGAAGCGAATGTTCCGCAATGGAGCGGGGCATCAGAGGATTAAGTTCCTACATGCCATCTATCCAAGGGAAGATGCGATCAGCGACAAAGGCAAGGCGATCATCTCAACCAGCAAGCCATTCGCATCCGTGCATTACTCGTACGTTGGGGACGAGGTCTTCGATGAAGGTGGATACGATGAATTCCCAATTGCTGTGCATCGGTGGAACCTCAACGGAAGCAGCCCGTATGGGTCGTCCCCAGTTATTGAATTCCTTGAGGAGATTAAGAAGCTCGACAGGCTTGAGAGCCTTAATATCACGGCAACTGACAAGCAGATCAATCCCCCGATATTTGCGCCGCCCTCATTGAAGGGCAGGCTAAATCTCGATCCAGGTGGAAAGAACTATGTGGAGCTTGGCCAGAACCAGATACCACAACTGTTCCAGACATCGCTGAACATCGACATGGTGATGACACAGATTGAGAAGATCGCCGGGTTCATCAACTCCGCCTTACATGCAGACCTTTTCACGATGCTCATGCGTAATGACAACAAGGACCGCACCGCCACCGAGATACGTGAGATGAAGGGGGAGGGATTGATTCTGCTCTCTGCAATCATTGGGAATATGCAAGAAGAAAAGATTGCCCCATTGATCATGCGCACATACCACATCATGGAGCGCAATGGGCTTCTTCCTCCTCCTCCAGCCGAATTGGTCAAGGTGTCCAAGAACGGGCAGGTGAAGGTCGTTCTCGATGGGCCTCTCGCACAGAACATGAAAGCGTATCACCAGTCAACAGGGATTGTACAGGGAGCGCAGATGCTCGGTGTGATACAGCAATACTTCCCGAATGCGCTGGTCAACGTGGATGAGGATGAGTTTGCAAGGCAAGCCCTCAGCTCCCACAATATGCCAGAGACGGTCATCAGGGAACAGGCCGATGTCAAGAAAATCAAGGCACGTCAGCAGGCCGTCCTTGAGGAGCAGGCAAGAGCCGAGAACATGAAGAATCAGGTTGAGGCATTGAGCAAGCTGCCGCAGAATGGGACGTTGCCGCAGCAAATGGCGATGGGACAGGTGGGGGGCTTATGATCAGCAAAGACCAACAGATAGATCGAGAGATCGTTAGCATACGCAATTCGCTTAAGAATGTGTACCGAACCCAGGAGGGGCTGTACGAGCTTGCACGCACCTTGGTTGATTGCAGGGTGTTCGAGCAGATCCCGTGTGAGCCTGGGGCTGTAGCGTTGCACAACTTCGGCATCAAAAAGATGGAGGACCTAGGGATGTTGGACGCAGAATCCCTGCTCCCCTTGCTTGAATGGATGCTGAATCATGAATGGAAACAACCGATCGACTGATCGGATGAAGGAGATAGCGATGGATAGGAACAATGGGACCGGCACTGGTGTTGAACCTGAGGTCAAGGGGGCGCCCGAAACCGATGGGAAGGAACAACAGGGGCTTGGGCAACCTGAGGGAACCCAGAGCACTGGCGAGAACACCCTTGAGGGTGTGAAGGGGACGGCCAGTCCTGCGTGGATGGCACAGCTTCCGAACGACCTGAAGAATGAGGCCGACCTCCAGCAGTACGCAACGCTGGCGGATTACGTGCGCAGCACGATGGGCAAGACTGATGGGAGTGAGGGATCTGAGAGCGACACAAAGGGAACGCAACCCGTAAAGTATGAGAAATTTGAGAAAGGTCTGGATCCCGATTCCGACCCTTTCGGTACGGTCACAGAATCCCTCAAGGGGGTGCTTGAGGAATCCGGGGTGTCCCAGGCTGTCGCGGAGAAAATCTTCGACACGCTTTCAGAGGGGCACAAGGGTACCATGAGCGACCTGCTTACGAAAGGGAAGGATTGGTGTGAGGCACAGCTGAAGAAGAGTTGGGGAGACCAATACGAGGAGAAGAGGAAGGCGATGACGCGTGCGTACATCGCTCTGGTTCAGTCCGACAAGGATCTGGCCGGGGCTCTCGACCGTACTGGTGCCAGCATCAACCCGGCTGTGGCTGAGTTGTTGTCGAGGGTTGGGGAGTCCATCAAAGAGGACGGTTCTTTCCCAAGCAACAGCACCACCAGTGGGAATGGGAGAAATCCCAAGGTCCCTGTAAGGTACCCAGATTGAGGAGGTTAAATGCCTGATTATTTGACATTTGCAGATGTAGCTGCAGCAACGCACAACGAGGATCTTGTCCCCGTGGTGGACGAGGTCGCCAAGCGAGTGACCATGTGGAACGATGCACCGTGGAAGGCTTCCAGCGATATGCTCCGCGACATCGGTGGCCGTGAGGGAGATCCCCCGCGTGGAACTTGGGTGGCTGTGGACGAAGGTGCCAAGCCGAACAAAGGTTCCCAGGAGAAGTACGCTGAGGAACTCGGCATGATCGAGGCATGGTCCAGGAGTCTGAAGAAGACGATGGATCTTTCCCCGCATGACAAGGAGCTCCGTTGGCGCGAGGATCGCAGACACCTGCGTGGACTCGGATTGGATCTCGAGGAAGGTTTGCTGTACGGCAACCGCAACCAAGATCCACGGAAGTTCCTGGGCTTTATGCCCCGGTTCTCGAAGATCACCGACATTGATGGCGTAGCTGGAGACGAGCAGCTCCCGTTCATCACCATCGACGCGAAGGGCAACAATGCCAATGGCATGAGCTCGCTCCTGTTGGTGTACTGGGACACGGACGAGGGTGCTCACCTGATCTACCCTTCCCACAAGAAGGATAACGGAATGGAATTCACCGCGTATCCATACGTGGCAGAGACCCAGCCTGACGGAACGATCATCGAGGTGGCGAAGACCAAGTACGCCTGTACCGCAGGTCTCGGCATCGCGAACCGCAAGAGCGTGATCCGCATTGCGAACATCGACACGGCAACGGAGAACAAGACCGCCATGCTCACCAACCTGGAGGAGGCCATCTACGACGCCTTTGCGGCGATGCCAGTGGACTTCCAGAGCAGGGCGATGCTGTACGCGAACAACCGTGTGATCAGCTTCATGCGCAAGGGATACGCAGGGCGCGTCTCTCCCGCCCGGTATGTCGACAGCGTTCCGAAGAATGCGATCGGTGACGTGATGTTCGACTCGTTCGTCATTCGCAGATGTGACTCGATGCTCGCCACCGAGTCCAAGATTGTGTGAGGAGGTTTCCAGATGTTAATTGAAAAAACGCGGGCTACATTCGATCCGATCCTGTTCCCGCTGGCCTTGGTGGAGGGTGGATCCACCGTGACTGGTGAGGTGATCGATTTCGACGCCGCCAACCAGATGGTCGAGACCAACCAGGTGCTCGAGTTGTATATTGCCGAAGCCGCCGAGGCTGCCGTGACTGGGGACCCTGCAGTGGCAGAGGAAGCCACCCTTGAGGTGACAACCGCTCCTGACACGAGCGGGAACATCACCGTCGCTGGTGTCCAGATTCCCCTCAGCAAGGACGACCAGAATACCCTGGCACTGACCGCTGCTGCGATTGCCGAGGCTGATTTCTCCGGAGCTGGCTGGGAAGCCACCCAGGGAAAGGATGCCGATGCAGCGAAGGTGTTCTTCGTTGCGACCGAGGGTGGAGAGAAGACTGACCTGGCGTTCGCCGCGGGCGACACCAATGCTGCTGCGACAGTGACCACCACGAAGCAAGGTTCAGCGGGGTCTTCGACCACGCATGCTCCCAAGCTTCAGGTCAAGATCATGACCGGTGACGACGTGGATAACCTTGCGGTCGTCCAAAGCTCCGAGGTCTTCGATGTCGCGGACCTGGTGGAAGGCTTCGTGGTCTACAAGGCCGCCCTGCCCGACAAGTGTGGGCGGTACGTGCGTGTCGATCTCGTAGGGGCCGTTGAGGACAACGACTTCGGCGGCGGCTTGATCGCTGGAGTAGTGAGGCCTTTGTGATGGATACGTACATTGCAAAGAGGGATTGCTACTGGGATGGTCTGTTCCTGAAGAAGGGGGAGACCATTCAGGTACCGAAAGGGAAGGTCATCGAGTTCAACTTGCTTGAGAAGATGACAGAGGATGAGCCCGCCCCCAAGAAGGTGGTCTCGAAGAAGTGATTCGTCGGGGGCTTCGGCCCCCGTGTTGTTGGAGCGGATGATGACGGACTTGGACCTTTACAAAATCACCCTATCCCTGTTCGACAAGGAGATCACCCAAGCAGACCTTGACAGCGACACCCCGTCTAGGGAGATCCGGCTGTGCAGGCTGTACAAGGATCTCGCACAATTGCGTGCGATGCGGGAGTTTGATTGGTCCTTCCTCGTTGTTAAGCTACAGATGGACTATGAGAACGACGAACCCGGAAGAGGGTTCCAGCACGGGTATCTCCTTCCCCAGGGATTGCTCAAAGTTGTCCGCGCTTATACCAAATACAAATACGAGGTTGCGGAGGGACGGATCTATACGGATATCAGGGAAGCCGATGTTTACGGGATCATGACCGATCTCCCTGAAGCGTACGTTCCCGAGGATTTTTACGAGTTGATCGCATATGCACTCGCCTACCAGATTGCACCGATGCTGGCACCTGAAGGAAGGATGGAGAAGGTGATCCTGCAGAAATACACATGGGCTCTGAACGGCTTGATGGTTGCGGAGTGCTACAACAACAGCCTGGAGGAATGACATGGCTGATGTGCTGATCAACAACTTCACCAGCGGTGAGGTCTCCCCCAAGCTGGGAGGCAGGCCGGATCTGGGCATATACCACACCGGGGTGAACAAACTTGAGAATTTCCTTGCACTGATACAGGGGGGCATCACCCGGAGACCGGGGACTGTCCTTCTCGATACCCTCGACGGGGAATGCAGGATCATCCCGTTCACCATCAGCGTGGGGCTCTCATTCATCATCGAGTTGAGGCACGAGGAACTGCTTATACGCGAAGATGACGGGACACGATTCGATGTGACGATTTCTGGGAGTGAGAACGGGGTGCTCAAGGTCCCGTATCGGAACGATGAATTGCATGAACTCCAGTTCACACAAGACTACGAGACTCTGTATATAGCACATCGCAAACATCCACCGAAACAGCTGAGGTACCTCGGGGGGAGCTTCTCATGGTCCACGTTCGTGCCCACAACGGACGCAAAGTACAGTGGGATGTTCAAAAGCGAGGGGAATTATCCGGGGTGTGTTGCATATTGCAGCAACCGATTGTGGTTTGCTTCAAGCGACAATAATCCGTACAGGCTGTGGGCATCGAGGCCTTTTGTTACACATGACTTCAGAACATATGACATAGTCCAGACAATCGAGAAGGTAATCAAGGACGCCCCTTGGCCTGAGGGTTGGGAGAATGACCAGTCATTGATCTATAAGGATGAGACCATCACACGTGAGGTAACCAGCGCCGACTGTGCGATGGTTCTTGAGGTTGGGTCTAATCGAAATGACCGGATCGAGTGGCTTACCGTCGGGAGGAACCTGCTTGTCGGAACGGCTAGTGGGGAGTGGATTATGCCCGGCGACATCAATGCACTGGAACCTTCCATCGTGCAAACATCAGCATACGGCAGTGCCCCTCTACAGGCGTTGAACGTGAATGAGGACGTCCTGTTCATCCAGAGCGGACGAAAGCGGTGCAGGGGCTATGTGATGGCCGACGGGGGCTACAGCAGCCCAGACCTGACCTACACGGCCGATCACATCCTTTCTGCGGGGGTGAGGGAGTGGGCGTTCCAGAGGGTTCCTGAGCCGAGGGTATATATCGTACTCAACGACGGGAGCATGGCTGTCCTTTCGTACAACAAGCTGTACCAGATCCAAGGCTGGGCGAAATGGAAGCTCGGTGGTGAGGTGAGGAGCGTTGTTGTCGTAGATACTCCTGAGGGACAGGATGTTGTGGTTGTGGTGAAGCGTGGGGAGGTGTACAACCTCGAGAAGTTTGACGAGGGATCGGATGTGTTCAGCGACCTGCATAACACCGACAATCCCGTACCATACGACTCAGTGATGGTATCCAATCGTTTTGAAACACAACTGGAGACGGGGACGACCATAGGCAAGCAAAAGAAGATCTCGAGGGTGGTGCTCCGCTTATTGGACAGCGAAGGCTTCCGTGCGGGCTACAACGGGTTGGAGACATATAGGAAAAGCGTCGAGGAAGGGGATGTGATGATCCGAATCGGCGGTGGATATGACAAGGAATTGAAGATGGAGGTGAGAGCCATCGAGGACAAGCCGTTGACGGTGCTGGCAATGGTATATGGGTTGGAGGTCGGCTGATGTTAAGCGGATTGATGGCATTTGGTATGATCGCCGGTGGGTTGCTAGGGATGGGTAGAGGCATAGGGAAGGCTAAGCAGCGAGAGGCTGAATACCAAGACAAGCTGGAGGAGATCCAAAGGCAGCAAACAATTCTTGACACCCAGTTCAACCAAGCCAGACAGAGCTACGAACTGGGCGTCTCGCAAGCGAGGGAAAGCACCGCAGAAGCAAATGCCGAGCTTGATCTGCTTGCTACAGAAACCATAGTCAACAGGGATAGGGTTGTAGGGCAGACACAGAAGGCTGGGGCAATGCAGAGCGTGGTCAACGCCATGCACCTTGCCGAGCTTCAGGTTCAGAACACCCAGCAAACGGGTGCTGCTAGACAACAGGCTGCGACCAGTGGGTTCCGTGGTACTGGAACAGCCCAAGCCCGGGTCGAGAATGCAATCAGTGCAGGGGAAGCTGCAAAGAACATCGCCCAGAAGCAGAACAAGATAGCAACATTCCAGACATATTCCAGCGCTCTCAATACATATACATCCGCAAATCAGCAGGAAGACGCCTACAGAAGGAAGATCGAGATGAACGAGAGCGCCTTGGGCAGGGAGCTTGCAAAGTTGGATCTCGGACTGGCGCAGACCAGGGAGATGCATGAGCTACAAGGTGGTTATCTTGCCAGCGATCTTGAATATCTCAAGACGGAAGGAAAGAAAGCCCTCGATAGCGCGAAGGTTTGGGACGTCTTCGGTGGTATTGGTGGTGGCATCCTCCAAGGCCTGGGAATGTTCGCATAGGAGATTATAATGGGTGTGAAATCATATGTAGCCGGGTTGAAGGCGGACGCTGCCGGAGGGGCTATTGATACCGCAATGTCTGTATTGGGCGGTGTCAGTATCTTAACCAAATACAACGAAGCTCTCGACCAAGCCAAAGACAAAGCTGACATCACTCGGGAAACAACTGGGATAGAGGGGCTCAACGATGAGTTCCTCAAGAACTTGCAGTACGATCGGGAGTACGACAAGTACCAGGAGAAGGTCAACGCCCACTTTGATGATTTGGCAAGCATGATTGACGGAAACGAGTTGTTGAGCGAGAGGGCGAAACACTCCATCAAGAATGAGTATCTCCCCAATTACAAGAATCAAGTCGCATCAAAGGCTGGCGTGATCATGATCAATGGGAAGATGGCTGAGGTTGAGGTTGAGGTGGAAGGTTTCGGCAAAGCCCTTGCCAGCAACGAGAGCCTTGGTCTCAACGAGTCTCTGGAAGGGTACAGGAACCATCTGGTTGATCTGGGAGTTTACAACGAAGCCACCATCGGGAAGATGGTAGAGGATTACTCATATTCCATCTCCCCAATCAAGGCCATGCAACTTGTCCAAAGGGAATACGAGGAAAATCAAGCCAATGACGAGTTCGACTTCATGGCAAGCATGGATGACGCTGCGGTTGAACTGGAGTTGGATGCCTTCCAAAAGAAGGAGATGAAGAAGCAGCTTGCAACATGGAAAGAGAATTTCGACAAGGAACAGGACGAACGGTTCTCGCTTCAGTTGGAGGAAATCAATGCGGGCATAGCACAGGCATACGACGAAGGCGAAATATTCAATGTCGCCATTCTTGATGATGCTGTGGGGGCAATGCCAGCACGCCACAGGATCAGTGTCTACAAGGCCAAGAACACCGCCCACACGAACAACGACAAACTCATCGAGCAGCATGTGCGGCAACTTACCGATGATTATGTTGAGCCTACGAAACAAATCTGGGATCTCGTGGGAACAATGCACGACCCGTATAAGCGCGACGAAATGGGGTCTTCTCTCTTGGAAAGTTATGGGGAATCGCTCCTTGCAGAAGGGAGATCGCTTTCCGAAGCGCGCAGAATCCTGCAGGGATATGAAGCCCCTGTGACAGCCAAGGCGAGAAACAAGGCTCTTGCCGACCTGACAAAATCGTATCTGGACAGGGATGGGGACGTAGCCAAGGTAGCCAAGGAGATGCTCGCCAATACGGGCGATTGGACCGACACCATTGCAAGGATTCCACAGGACACGCTCATTGAAGCGAAGGAAACTGCCAAGCCAGAAGCCCCCGCAATCGATGCCTCACAGTTGGAAGAGCGTGGAGAAGAGTATATTGAGGAGCACATCGACAAGGTTGCAGAAGCTATTGAGCCCAAGATCTCCTTAGGCTTCTTCGGGTCACCTGGGATTTCTGTGGATGGACTACCCATTCAGGAAGAATCCGCTTCCCCTGAGGAGGTCAGGGAAGTCGCCAGAATGATTGTTGAGGAGCAGGTTGATGCTGTTCTCCAAGAAGGTGTGGAGAAGCCGCTGGAGGGGCAAGAAACAGAGCCAGAGACCGAATCCGAGCTTACATGGGAAGAGCCTTGGTGGTACTCCCAGTACTCGGAAAAGCGGGCAGAGCGCAGGAAGGAAATCGAGGAAGAGCGGGCTGCATACCAGGCAGAGATTGACGCCCAGGCGGAGAGCGTACGCAAGGAAGCGGGGATTGTTGATGCCCCCAAGGAAAGTGGTGAGTATTCGAGACCGCCCCTTGAACGGGGGATGACCCAGGATGCACTGGTTGCCAACATGCTCCAGATCATACGTGATGGTGAGGGGCGGTACATCACACAGGATGAGCTTTCCTTGATCAGGAACGATGATATTAGGGAGCAGATGATCGAGATGGCCAGCACAAAGGACTCATTCCTTGTGGACAGCCCTCTGGCTCTCTCGTTCGTAGACTCACTCAGACGGGATGTGAACGTGTCCCAGGAAAGCCTTCGCCGTACGGTGGAGGGATTTGTCAACAACGGTCTCATCAAGGCGGAGACTGCGGAGAGCAACAGGCTTACCAATAAATACAATTTCGCAGAGAACCCTAATGAGGAGAGGCTTGCAGGGTTTCTGGGGAAACTCGCTTCAGAGGTGTTTCCCGCCAAGAAGGGTGAGGTATTTAGCTCAGACCGTGACCGTCTCTATACTGCTCTCAGCGAGGCGGCAAACGATGCGATTGCGATGAACCCCGACCTGTTGGGCAAGGACTTCCCGAAACTGCAGGAACAGTTGCAGCGGTTTGCCACGGAGGATCTGGCCAAGAAGGCCCTGGGTGACCTGAAGGTGGTGACAACCTATCTTTCGTCCGGAGATGTGACTGCACGAATAAGGAATCTGGAGAACAGTTCGGTATCGACCTTCATGCAGGACGTGCAAGAGGGGAAGTACGATGTGCTGCTCAACTACGACGTGCTCCAACAGGAAGATATCCGCATCCTGCGCAATTCCAAGCGGGCGGTCGTACAGGATGCCCTTACCAAGAAGATGACCCCTTATCGGGATTATGCACAGCTTACCAGCGAGGGGACACGGTTCGATCAACTTCGGGTCATGGCCAATGTATCATTCTTACTTGCAGGCGGGGCACTCGAGAAATCCCTGCAAGGATCGTTCGGCATCAAGGCCAAGGACATGAAGATCATGGGCAAGAATTGGGCGTTCGCTGACCCCGTTGCCGACGGGCTGTACTTCATTGCGACAGACACCGATGTAAACAAGCGGGGAACGCTCGGATGGGGGATGGCAACTGCCGACTCGGACGGGGTTAATAATATCGTGATGCTCAAGGACTACGTCGATCC